CGTGGACATCACCGGGCATGAGTGGCTGACGACATTGGATGGGAGGGAGCGCGGAGCTAAGCCGACAGATAACTTTAACCATCGAGCGGCCAACGGACAACAGCGACCTATAGATACGCCATTTACAGTTAGCGGCGAGCGCCTGATGTATCCAGGTGATGAAAGCATGGGCGCATCATTGGGAAATATCATACAATGCCGCTGTCAAGAGTTAGTACTATTTGCAGATGAGTTTCCATAAAGCAATGAAAGACGTAACTAAACCCGAAAGGAGTTGAGACATGAATGAAATAACGCCCGTACTATATCATGATGAGGTACATCAATACATAGTCGTATCAGCAATGGACGCGCCAGGCATTGTTAGTTATGTGAACGATCTAAATAAGCGCGGATGGCGTGCATCAGGTGGCGTCATTACAACATTTGCCTGTGTAAACTCTGGTTTTAACTGGTATCAAGCAATGGTAAGGACAATACCGGAGCATTGCGTCAAGTTCAAGCAAAACATACGATTGCAAAACAGAGAGTACTTAGAACTCATAGCAGATGTGCAGGTATTCACAAATCATGGATTCATTGCGCAGGCAATCATTTCTAAGGATGATGAAGAAATGTTCTACCAAGAACTATTGTATTATGCGACATCTCATGATGAAACCATGAACGCATCTGATCTTTTGACATCCTACCATAGATTTGATGAACGCTGGATTAACGAAAGGTATGGTGATCATCTTAGGGTCGGACAAAAGCCACCCTCCAGGAGTTGACCATGAATGACATCGAGAATAGAGAACTTGCGCACTTCACATGGTCATGTTCAGCCATGATCATGGCGCAAATAACGATGCACTCGAACTATGAATATAGAGGCATAGCGGCGATTGCGTCTTTTCTGCTAACTGCGTACAATTCAATGCGTCTCATTGAGATATGTTCCGGCGTGAACATCATCAAATGGCTCACTGTAAGTTTATTTTTGCTCGTGCTTACTTCCATAATCATATTGCCATGTGTACATGTTGGCGTCAATGTGCTTGTACATGATTCCCACTATGCCATAGGATTTTATTCTATGGTTGTCATTACTGCGCTTATCCTCGATTCACTTGAGCCATTTTATAAAAAGGTGATGAGGTATGCAAAACAATAAAAACCCGAAAGGAGTTAAGTCATGAAACAATATACAATTGTATCCGCAAGGTCAGCGCCAGAACTAACTAATAAGGTGCGTGTTCTCTCAGAGTATGGATGGGAGCCCATTGGCGGCATGATAACCACGCACTTCCTAATCAATGCTTGCTACAATTGGTCTCAGGCAATGATTAGAGAGGTCGAAGAAGACCAGAAAACTTGGTATATAGAGGTTAATGTTCATGCGTCAATTCTTACAGAAATGAATGTCAAGGCGCAAGACCTAGCAAACCACGGATTTTTCGCTATAACTGATGTGCTAGAGATCAATGATGGTGTGTCTCAGAAAATGGTGTGTATAGCCACGTCAATGGAAGAATCTCTAATAGCATACATGCTTCAGGAAAAGTACAGTTAACCCCGAATCATTGCGCATTTTGCGGAGAGGTGATCGATAATGTGTACGCGGACAGCGACCACAAAGACGACTGTGCGCGTGTTGCCGTTATGGAATTCGTCAATCGACATTCCGAGACATTCTATGAGATTCTCGGATACTACCCAGGAGTGTCATAATGAAGAAATCTATTCGCAAGATACTAGAGTCAATAGTTTATGACGAACCGTTTTTGACGGAGATCGGTATTGATGCCACATCCCACCGCCTAACCGCAGTGTGGACATGTAAATACTGCGAGGCCGATTTGACCGCTGTGTCAAATCCTGACAGCCAGAAGGCACACAAGCGTGATTGCCCATACATAATCGCACGCAAGATTCTCAAAAAGAGCAAATGAATAACTTAGGAAGGTAAAAACATGCCTTATACAACCGTTAGAGAAGTACGTCAACACATAGACAAAACCGTCCAGGAAGATGATCCAGTAATCAAGGCCCTGATCCTCGCCGCCGGAAATGCTATCGACCGCTTTACCGGACACTATCAACAAGACGGCGACGGGAACGATATAGAAGCCTTCCTCGCGCCAACCACTGCAACGACGAAGATATACGCAGGTAGTGGTCTCGCGCATCAATGGATTGAGGAGTGCGTGGAAATCACAGCAGTTGCAGTGAAGGATTCCGTCACATCCGCAACCTACACCGCATGGACGGCAGGTACGGACTGGATAGCCTTCTCCGGCCCGGCAGCGGATCCGAACTTTAACCGCATACCCTACACCGGGCTCCTTCTTGCCGCCAACTCAAGCTACGGTATCTTTACGAGTGGTAGCTTCAATGGTCCGGCGGGCTTCCCGCCGGGCAACCTTGACCGCCAGCGCGCCACGCCCACGGTGCAGGTTACGGCGAGATGGGGCCATTCAATCACGACGCCGGAGGAGATCACCACGGCCTGCATCATGCAAACAGCACGCTGGTACAAGCGACTACAAGGCGCACAGGATATTACCCTAGCGAGTGATGACTTTGGTACAATTCTATACCGTCAGGTGTTGGATGCTGACGTTAAGATGATCTTGGTAAACAGCCGCTACTACAAGCCCGCGATAGGGCGGCGATGATGAGTAGGCAATTTTGGATGAAACTACGCCAGGGCCTTCTCATGATCGTAGATGCGATTGAGGATGAATTAGGCATGTCGCCCACTACCGCAGAGATACGCCGGGAGTTCAAGACCATGGCGAAGTTGCGTCCATAGCGATTATGGTGTATAATAGAGTAGTAAGGTAAAACATTAGGCAGCCCGAAAGGAGCGCCGCAAGCACTTAATTGTGCTGCGGCGCGTTTTGCATTATGCCCACAGATATACAAATAGAAATCAAGGGACTAAAAGAGGCCCAAAAGAAGGTAGAGCAAGTCATCCGCGACTTGGATGGCGACGGCTTGCTCAATGCCATGCGCAAGGCTACACTCCTTGTACAGCGTGACGCCAAGCGCCTGTCTCCGGTAAAAACCGGCAGACTACGCGCCAGCATTACACCAGAGATCAGAACCAGCGCAGGCGGGAAGCGTATCATGGGCGTAGTGGGTAGTAATGTGGTGTATGCGCCCAAACAAGAGCGCCGCCGTCATTATCTGCAAGGCGCACTTGAGAAGAACTTGGCGAAGATCGAAAAGCTACTCGATGATGCAGTGGCCTGGATAGTGGAAAAATGAGTGGAACGATAACCTTAGTGCAGATAGTCAATGCAGTGGCGCGCACACTCGGCGCGGCGACAACCGTTGTGAAGCGCGTGCAAAGCTCCGGCGTCAGGCAGCAAGAGACATCATGCTCAGGCGTATGTCTTGGCCCTATCACTGAAGGCATCAATGACAATGGCACACTACAGGTGTACTGGGACAACAGCGGGACGGTAGACTCCCAGGGTGACACGAGCAAGACGACCTTTAGCAAATCCAACGGCACCATTCAATACGACTTCACTATCATAGCCGACTTGTACATTTCAAAGCGCAATCATCTTGGTGAAAACATCTATAATCAGACATGCGCCTTCGATGCTTTGCAGACCATCTTTGATGATCAATCATGCGGATCGCTATTCGGCATAGATGGTATACGCAACTTTCAATACAACATCCAGCGCGCCACCTTTCCATACACTAGCGACCTCTACGCCGGGCTGCGCTGCACAATTCAGGTGAGGGTATTCTAATGGCACTTTATCGCACAACGGACAATTTGAGTACCGGACAGCGGCGCGGGCAGGTTTTTCGTGGTGAGGCGCTTAGCGCAAAGGCCCTGCGTATACTAGAGGAAAAGGGCGTGATTTACAAGATCAATACGCCGCCGCTTAACATCTTGCAGGGCTGGCAAGAACGTGCAACCCTGCTCAAGAAGTACGAGATCGAGACGGTTGGCGACCTGCTGTATGCAGATGCGGCCGAAATTGATGACGTAGAGGCAGAGGAGCTTAAAGCCTGGCAGGATCAGGCGTTTTCATTTATCACTGCACCCGCGCCGGATGGCGAAGGCTGCAACTGTAAACGGAGGTAATGACGATGGCTAAAACTGGTTATTCGATTCCGCAGAGTTGTGTAAAATTAGAGATCGCACCATGCGCCGCTGGCGTATGTGGATCATGGACGGACATTAGCGGACATTTTATGAGCGTGAGCAATACGACACAAACGCGCATAACTGCTGAGACGCAGGTATTCGGTGACGACACGCCTATCATCAACGGCGGCAAGCGCACTGCGGTCAATCCGCTATTTGCAGGATTGTATACCGAGCAGCCGACAGATGCGTTTTTGGCGATTGCCGCTAAGTTTGAGGATGAGGATTGTGATGATGCCCGCTACTGCGCGCGCTGGTCTCCTGCCGGTGGCGCCATTGGCGACAAGCAGTATGAGGTGCGCTGCGGTGTGATCCAGGACTTTGACTATCCCGGAGGCGAAGCGTCCGAAGCCTCGCCTATTCCGTTCTCCTTCTCGCTATTCAGCGACAAGATTCACCGCGATACCATTTCGAGTTAGGAGGAACCATGAAAGCTGAACTTAAAGAGTACAATATTAAAGTCAGCATCCCGGAACCGTTCACGCAGGGCGCGATGGAGTTGTATTTCGGCACGGAGCGAAACGTCAAGGACGAGTACATCAAGGCGCGTAATAAGCGCACTGGTAAGGATGACCAGGGCATGAGTGGGCCTGAATACAATGGCGTCGTCGCGCGCACCCTGGCCCGGCTCGGCTGGTGCAGCTACAATGAGAGCGCCGTGCATGAACTTGACCCGCGTGCCGTGACTTGGATTTCCAGCATTGCGCAGCGCGAAATACTGAGCTATGCACAAATCCCAAAAGCATGATACTCGCGGCGGTTGCAACGGCTGATGACGCCAGCGCAACGCCGCCGCGAGAGCTAACGCATGCGTTCAGGATGCGCGGTTGGAATATCAAGCCGTACCCAGGGGCCTTCAATGAATGGCCGGCGGGGGAGCTAAACCGCATCTTGGCATCATGGGCTTACTATGACGCGTGGCGAGCTTGGACAAATCGGCAGATAGATGGCAAAATCTCGGACTGGTTGGCACAGCACAAAGAGCAATGGCCGCTCATACAGGACATAATCAAATTACGAAGTGAATTAGAAAACAATGGCGCGTAGAAACAGGGTAGAAGTACAGGTCGATACATCATCGGACACTAAAGGCATTAAGAATATTGAAGATGCCTTTGATGCCCTGCGTAAATCCGCGCCATTCGCAGGGGCCGCCGCAGCAGCCGGGGCTTTAACTGCTACGTTTGAAATGGCGAAGCTCGGCGCTTCCGTGAACACGGTAGCCGACCGCTTTACTGCACTTGCCGGTAGTGAGCAAGAGGCTGACAAATTCCTACGCCAGATCCGCCAGGCGACTAACGGCACTATTGACAGCATGACCTCTATGCAGGCCGTGTCGAAATTCCTGTCAATGGGCCTCGCTGACAATGCTGACCAAGCAGCCAAGCTGACCAGCATGGCCGTGGCATTGGGCGACCAGACCATGAGCGCGGGCGACCGTATTGGAGACTTTAGCGCGCTCCTGGCAAACCAGTCAATCCCGCGTCTTGACAACTTCGGGATCAGCAGCGCTCAGGTGCGCACGCGTATTGAGGAACTGCAAGCCGCCATGCCCGGACTATCCCGCGAGGCAGCCTTTAACAATGCCGTGCTTGAAATCGGGGCGCAGTCTATGGAGCGCCTGGGTGATTCCGTGAATAGCCAACAGGCCAGCATTGACCGGCTTACCGCCATTGTCACAGACTCCAAGAACGCCTTTGTCTCTTGGGTGGCTGACGGCATAGTCCCGGTTCTGAACAGCGCCAGCAAGGTCTTTACCTTCACCCGCGACCTAAGCGACGCACTAGCTGACAACACACAACAGGCCATTGATGCGGGCCGCACATGGGAAGACTACGCGCGCACTCAGATGGTTGCTATTCAGACCACCGCAGAATTTGACCGGGTTGCCCAAACTGTACGCAAGTCACTATTTGAAGAAGGCATGGCCGCGCAGGAAGTTGACAAGATTTTTGGCGATAATAACTTGGTCATTGATGAGGCCATTCGCCTGGGCGTGGGTTTTGGCGACACTATGGATCGTGTCACCTTTGAGACTACGCAAGCGGCCCGCGCCGGCGAGTATGCCAGCGAGGGCTTTAGTGATATGGGCGTCAGCATGAGAAGCGCATCCCAAGACGCCGAGACACTTGAGGGCGCAATTGCCGCGACCAAAGACGCCGTTTCACAATACCACACATTATTGAGCGGGCCAATAAGTCAAGAGGTTGAGAGCTTCACCGAGAAACAGCATGAGGCCCGTGTCAAAGTGCGTGAACTCAAAGACCAGATAGCCGAACTTGAAGGTCGGCGGTATCTTACAGATGATCAGAAGGGCCAACTTTCAGACCTGCAAGGCAGCCTGCGCGACGCACAGCAAGCCGTTGAGGATAATGCAGCGGCCCATGAAGAAGCGACACGCCGCATACTGCTAGGATTCCTTGAGCAACGCCTGGCCCTAGATGGGCTTACACAAGCTGAGCTTATGGGCTTACAGCAGGTTGCCAATGAGTGGGGCCTGCTGGATGACGCAACGCTTGAGGCCATTCAAGGTATAGATGAAATTGCCTCACAATTTGAGAGCGGCGCAGTTGACGCACAGGGCATGGCGGATGCCGCCGGTAAACTCTCAAGAGAACTGGATGGGATCAGTGATGTAGAGATCATTGAGGGCGACCCGATAGAAAAGCGCACCGACAAACTACTTGCTATGGATGGTGCAGTACAAGGGCTTGCGAAAGACACAGAAGAAATCACTAAAGAAATGACGCAGGTGGGGAAGCGCGGCGGCAAATCAATAGAGGCGATTGATCAGCGCATGGCTAACATGCGCGAAACATTAGGCATGTCAGTTCGTGAAACGCGCAATTTAACACAGGGACTAGATACCGTTGCAGTAGAAGCGGCGCCACGTATGCAAGCCATAGTCGAATCTATGCAGACAGTGGATGAAAGTATAGTCGGCATGAGCCAGAGCACTTCCGAGTTTGTTGGCACACTATCAGAGGCGGGTGAGCGCGGCGCACAAGTTGGTAGTGCAATGGAGGAAAGGTTCAGCGCGAACCGCAGGGCATTACATGAAAGCTCGAACGCTGCGCGCAATCTTGGCGGGGCTATGGAAAATCTGAGCGGAAGGGCGCGTACCGCAGCCGGAAACCTTGAAGGCGTATCCAGTGCTGCCGCTGCAATTCCGCGTGACATCAATATCAACGTCAATGTCACCGGCGACAAGCTACCCGGTGAAGGCGGTGCCGCCGGTGGATTCACGGGACGCACCGAGCAAGAGTTCTTCCAAGCAGGCATGACGCGTTTCGTAAACCGACCCACAGCTTTCAACTTCGTGGCAGGTGAAGCTGGTGCCGAGCAGGTCACAGTTGCGCCGCTTGAAGGATCACGGGCGCAGGCTACCGGCGGCGGTGACACCTTCATTACTAATGTCTATGATGGCGGGGCCGCCCGCGTACTTGGCGCAATGATTCAAGACCGGCGCTCCCGACGCCTTAACTCATTCATGGGGGTAGGGTAATGGGAACCTGGTATGATGTGGGCGGACGTCTTGCTACCTCCAAGCAGGACATCAACCAGACATGGACATTTTTCATGCGCTGCCCGATTCAGCCGCCTATAACTGCATCAATGCTGCGCTTCCGTGTTGTAACTGCACCCGCCGGAGCGCGCTACAGATTAGGGATTTACAGCGATGTGGCAAGTCTACCATCGGCCCTGCTTGCTCAGACGGCAGATTTTGCCGTGGCGGTCGGAGCGGCGCAATATGAAATAGCACTAGCCGGCAGTGTAGTGCTGACGACAGATTACGTGTGGATCGCACGCCAGGTCAATAACAACACATCATTTATTAATGAGACCGGCAGCGATGACCCATCCGTAATTCGCACCGACCGTCTTACCGGCGGCTATGCGGCAGGCTTCCCGGCTGTGGTCGGGGCGCTTAATAGTGATGCCGAGGCAGCATGGTGTGGACTATTTACTGAGGCGCATGTAACCGCCAATCCACAGGGCTGCTATTTCATAGAATACTCGACCGATAACATTAACTGGGTGGATGTCAGCGGCTTTGCCAATTCAATCCGCACCCCGCGCCGCTCCCGGCGTTTTTCTGAGACGCAGCCGCAGGCAACGGACACGCCCATCGTGTCAATGGGAAAGCGTATTGCCGAACGCGTGACTATTGAGGTACTTTACACGGAAGCCGACGGGATGGTATTCAATGCGTTGCGGCAGCGTTTTGAAAACAATGAGCTCCTAATGCTGCGTTGGGCGCCGACCGGCGGCGCTGTTGGCGACTACAATTTCACTACAGATGCAACATATAGCTACATCGTGGATATGGAAGTACCGGGGGCCAATGCGCGTAATAGTGCAGAGCCGCTTATTGCTACATTTACAGTGATTACGCAGGACGTAACGCAGGGGGTAGTATAATGCAGGATTACACATACCAAAAAGTGGCAGTGGTACACTGCCCGGAATGTCAGGCGCGCATTTTTATCCAGCGCCCTATTGCGCCGGGACAGCAGATAGTCAAGACATGCCCAGGGTGTGGCTTGCGCGTGATCTTTGAGCGCAAAACCGAAACAGACACGGCGCGCCGACCTGGACCGAGTGAGGTAAAATGAACCACGCAATTATTGAGCTTTGTAGAGAGTTGGGCATTGAACCAAACGCCCTGTGTGTATTTTTCGCGCACCTAACGGCACGAACAACATCAGTTAGAGTCGCGGGTATGGCCGCAAATCCAAGCTACACAGTATTAAATTATGGTAATAAGTCAATACCGCCGCACATTTTAGACACCGAGGTCGTGACCATCGAAAAGCTACCCGTCAGTGGAAAAACTGTGCGCGGCGGCTACACAGAACGCCTGCATATCCTCGTGATAGATGAGAAGTGGGCGAGGGCACAGGAGAAGCAACATGCCGACTAACTTCCCGCAACAGGGCGATGATCTAAAGGTAAGCCTGCGCAATTCCAATTATCCGCAGTTTGACCGGGCATGGGCTGAGGATTTACGCGACGACTACCCACAGATATGGGATGCCGGTGGTAATATTCGCGGTAATGAAGCCTTTACGCTATGGGGGCGTGCGCGTGACGGCAGTGAAGGTGAGGCCGTGCTTGAATGGATCCGCGAACGTGAAGCATGGGCCGCAAGACATTTTGACAACGGCGACGCTTTTACCGGCAGCAGCCCGGATGAGCCGAACATTTCAAATATCGCCGGAGTCGTGGCATGGGTGAAGTGGGGCGTCGTTGGGCAGTTGGGCGAAGGTCGTATGAAGGAGGTTCTAAACACTATGAAAAAGAAAATTGATGCGCAGAAGCTACGCAAGACGGGCGCATACCGCAATCTTCCAGACTATGAAGTCAAGCGGATGCCTACCTTTGTGGTCAAGGCCGATGAGGCCCAGGGCATAGTTGAGCAGGTCGTGGCCGTCATTGGCAATATTGACGATGGCGGCGACATGATCATGCCGGGAGCCTTCACCAAGAGCATTGACGAAAGTGCCCGCCGGGTGCGTGTCCTTGATAATCACCAGGCGCACTCAATTCACAATGTCATCGGTAAGCCGCTATGGATGCGTGAGGTCGGGCAGGATCAATTACCCGTGGAGGTGCTACGTTATGCCCCCGATGCCACCGGCGGCCTGCTCGTGGCTACACAGTACGCCATGAAGACGGATAACGGGCGCAATGCCTTCAATCTCGTGGCTGGCGGCTTCGTCACGGAAAGCAGCATCGGCTATGACCCGGTACAGATTGAGTTTGTCGAAGCCAACTGCAACGGTGAGAAATGCAGCGTGCGACAACTAAAGGAAATCAGGCTATGGGAGTATAGCAACGTGTTGTGGGGCATGAATCCCGCGACCGCCACACTCTCAGCGAAGAAAACGGAGGGCGATATGAAGAAAGATAAAAAGGCCGTGCTGACTTATCAGAACTTACCACTTGCATCGCGTGATCGCGCATGGGATTCTACGGAAGCGGAGGGGCGTGTACGTCGTTGGGCAAGTGAAGACGAAAGCGAAGACTTGGATACGATAGACTGGAAGCGATATGCGAATGCCTTCTTTTACCGTGATCCAGAAGCCGACGAGCAGGTTGGTGGATACAAGCTCGGCTATGCTGATGTGATCAACGGCGAACTCACTGCAATTCCTAGCGCAATTTTTGCCGTTGCCGGAGTGCTACAGGGAGCACGTGGCGGTGTGGGTATTCCAGAAGCAGAGCAAGAGCGCGTCAAGACGCAAGTTGCGCGCTACTATGCCAAGATGCGCGAGGAGTTTGACGACGACGGGCTTGTACCTCCGTGGGATCAAGAGGAAATGGGCGCGAACAAAGGCAATGAATCAAAAATGCAAGGTATGCCCATGTTCGGTGACTATTTACAGGGCTGTATTCATAAGATGTACACCATGATTTGTGACGACTCGTACATGTACGGAAACATAGGCCGCGAACAGCGCAAGCTAATGAGCAGTATACTTGGTGATATGCTTGACTTATTCTCTGATAGGTGCCCGCAAGAGATTTACGAAATGCCGTCGCACACTACCTACTCTTATATGATGGCGCTTGAGGATGCTGTCAGCGAGGTAAAGGCCAGGCGCGCCATTAGCAAGGCCAACGCACAACGCATACGCGCAACCATTGACCAGATCCATGCCGCAGCCACCGCGCTTGAGGAGATGCTGGATACCGCCATGCCTTCTGAGGAAGAGCCCGTGGAACCGGAAGACGACATGGCAGGTAATGAAGATGAGGAAAATAAGGGCCGCGACACTGAGGCCGGGCCGCCTGATGAGGCACCCACCGAAGCGGAACTGTTACGACAACGGATTGAGATGTATCAAAAACTTAACAAACTAACTTAATGGAGGACAATCATGTCTAAAATTCGAGAACTTCAAGAGAAGCGTACTCAGTGCGTTAACGAGGCCCTGGCCCTGGTCAGTAGCGACCAGGCAACGCCCGAAGACATCAAGCGCTCTGAGGAGTTGTATGCCGAGGCGCAGACCTACGGCAACCAGGCTGCACAGTTAGAGCTTCTGACCGATGCACAGAAGGAGCTCAAAAACATCGAGGCCGAGACTAACCGGCAGCCTGCACCCGTCGCGCCTGGTGGATTCAGGAACCTGGGCGACTTCGCCTATCACGTGCATGTCGCCGGAAGCTCAAAGCACCGCTTTCATGTTGATGCGCGCCTACACGATTGGCAAGATCGGAGTGAGCCCGCTTCAAAGCTGTACAGTGAAAGCGCGCCGTCTGGCGGCGTTGACGGCCAATGGGAGAACAAGGCGCTCGTGGAAAATGTGGGGGCCGATGGTGGTTTCCTTGTCCCGACCGAATACCGCGATCAACTGCTGGCCCTTGATCCTATCGCGCAGCCCATTGCCACCCGTGCAATGGTCATTCCCATGCGTCGGCGCGCTCTGCGCATTCCGGTGCTTGACCAGACCAACACGACCGCCGGGACTCCGGCATGGTTCGGCGGGATGACTGCATCATGGACGGAAGAAGCTAGTAATAAAAATGAAAGCACGCCGCAGTTCAAACAGATGCAGCTCGTGGCACACAAGCTCGTGTGCTACTCGATTAGTTCTGATGAACTTTTGGAAGATGCCGTAATCAGCCTGGATACTTGGCTACAGTCTGAGATGGGCTTCGCCGGGGCGATCCGCTGGTACTCTGAACTCGCCTACCTGCAAGGCACCGGCACCGGGCAACCGCTCGGCGTCATTACTGCCGTGAACCAGCCCACGCTCGTTGTGGCCCAGGCAGCCGCCAACCTCTCCGTTGGCGACCTTGCCAACATGCTCATGGCCTTCCAGGGCCGTAGCCCCGTATGGCACATCAACCGCCAGCACATGGCGAACCTGATCCAACTCAATGGCCCGGCTGCCAACCCCTCCTACGTCTTCATCCCGAACGCCCGCGAGGGCGTGCCTTCGACCTTGTTCGGCTATCCGATCATTTGGGAAGAAAAGCTACCGCTACCCGGAACGCAAGGCAGTATCTTGCTGGCAGATTGGAGCAAGTACGTGATCGGACAGCGCCAGGAAGTCACCTTCCGCAGTACCGATATTGAGCTTTTCCGCCACGATCAAACGAGCTTCCGCATGGTGTATCGCGTAGATGGTCAGCCCTGGATGAGCGCACCGCTGACGTATCAGGACGG